TCTAAAAAATACAGAGAAAATTTATTAGGATACCAAGTCTCTGCATTAACTTTTCCTAAACAAAATGTAGAGTTACCAATAGATCCTTATATGATTGGATATTGGTTAGGAGATGGTACATCAAATAATTCTAATATAACAACACAAGATTCTACAGTATTACATTATTTTGCAAATAATTTAGAACAATACAACTTGTATTTAGATTATAAGGAAAAATACACTTACAAAGTTTCAAGTGGTTATGGACAAAATGGTAATGTTTTTTTGAAAACGTTGCGTGATTTGGATATGTTGAATAATAAACATATTCCACATATTTATAAATGTAATACTAGAGAAGCTAGATTAAAATTACTTGCCGGATTTATTGATGCAGATGGACATTTAGGTAAAAGAAATGATTTTGAAGTAACACAATGCGAAAAACATGAAAAATTATTTGATGATATTATTTATTTGGCTCGTAGTTTAGGATTTACTGCTTATAAACATGATAAACATGATAAACATGATAAATATGATAAATATGATAAAAAGACTTCTTGGACACATAACGGTGTTAAAAAATTTGGAAAAGCATTCAGAATACATATAAACGGAGAAGGTATAGAAGAAATACCTACTTTAATTCCTAGAAAAAGGGCACAAAAGAGAAATGATCGTGTAAATGCATTAGTCAGTCAAATTAAAATTACTCAATTATCTGAAGACCGTTATTTTGGCATTGAATTAGATGGAAATAATAGATATGTATTAGGAAATTTTATTGTTACACATAACAGTTTCCTTGCAAGAGACATCTTTTCTAATCATCGTGATATACCATCTGGTATAGTGTTTTCAGGCACAGAAGAAGCATCTCCATTTTTTGGAGATTTTGTACCTGATTGTTTTATACATTCCGAATATGATCCGGAACTAATAGATAGTATTATGAATCGTCAAAAGCGTAAAATAAGAGAAGCTAAAAACCAAGGCCTTTCCGAAACAGGAAAACATCAAAGTAATAATTTATTTATTGTTTTAGATGATATGTTGCACGATGCTTCTAGTTGGAAAAAAGATAAAACTATTAAAAGTATTTTCTTTAACGGAAGACATTTCAATTTCCTTTTTATCTTAACCATGCAATATGCCCAAGGTATCCCACCTGAATTAAGAAGTAATATCGATTATGTATTTATCTTTAACGAACCTTCTGTAGCTAATAGAAAAAGAATCTATGATTCATATGGTGGAATGGTTGCTTCGTTTGATTATTTCTGTAATATCTTGGACGCATGTACACAAGACCATGAATGTCTTGTTATTAAAACATCAGGAAATACTTCTGATTTACGAGATCAAGTTTTTTGGTATAAAGCATCAGCACATAATGATTTTCGTGTAGGTCATCCTAAATTTTGGAAATATCATAATACTAATTATAACGAACGTTATGAAGAAGATGATGATAAAAATCAACAACAATTGGATAAATTAAAAAAGAAATTTGCAAAAACGAGAAAGTTAAAAGTTATTGTTTCTAGAGAAGGAGAAATTGTTGGTTATAAACAAGAAGATGAATAAAGCTTTGTACATATTAGAGTAAGTTTTATAGATATTTTAATATTTAATCTTTTTTCTTTAATGTTATTTTACCTTTTTTATATAAATATAACAAATGTTGTTTTAATATTTCTTCTTTTTCTTTTTTATGTTCTATTTTTTCTTCTATTTCCCTTTTCTTTTTTAATTCTTTTTTTTTGATATCACTCAAAGGATAAATGTGATTGTATTCTTTATCAGGAATATATATAACATTATCTTCTAATTGAACACTCCATGTTAAATTTAATTTTGGATTTACCAACATTATATAATCCGGATATTCAACTTTCATTAATAAACCACCAATTCTAAATTTTTTATTTTTTAAATTTAAATAACGTATCCATGTCTTGAATGGTTTTACTTTTTTTAATATTTTCTTCTCTTTTATTGTTTTTAAAGCGACGTAATTATCTAAATAATTTACAATATCATATCCAGTCATATGATCCTGTTTACTACCATATTTTGATTTTTTATATCCAGTATCAACAATACTAACAAATCTATTATCATCCCCAGTAAAGTCTGTTGGATCTGTTGGATCTGTTGGATCTGTTGGATCTGTTGGATCTGTTGGATCTGTTGGATCTGTTGGATAAGAACTATCCTCACTAGATTCTGTACCTTTTTTTTCTATTATGATTTTTTTTGATTTTTTTTGATTCATAATACTCGTTAATTTATATTACTCTATATATTACTTATATTATTAATCATTCTTTTTTATTTTTTTTATTGGTTATTTATACGTTTACAAGATGTTTCGATATTTATACGATTTAGCTATGAATTTATACAATGACGCAGATGAAATCATACCTAATTTATGGTTAGGTAATCATAGATCGGCATTAGATATTTCATTTTTACAAAAAAATAATATTAATTTAATTATTAATTGTACACAAAACAAATCATTTATAAACAACAAAATTGCAGGTCTAGAAACATATAGAATTCCTGTTAATGATAGTTTATTGGAACAAGACTTTATAGTAATGCAAAAATATTTTCAAATTTTCATTCCTTTACTTTTAAGAAAATATACAATAGAAAAAAAACATATACTTGTACATTGTCATATGGGAAAACAAAGAAGTGCTATAGTAGTAGCAGCTTTATTAAAAGTACTTTTAGATTACAAATATCCTTATAGATATCCTTATAGATATCCTTATAGATCAACTGACAAAAAAAAACAATTTGATTATATATGTAATTATATAGTCCTTAAACGCCCACAAGCATTTACTTTTGGATATAGAGTAAATTTTAAACAAACATTTTATAGATATTTTAATATTTATTAATTTTTATGTAATTTTTATGTAATTTTTATGTAATTTTTATGTAATTTTTTTATATTAGTTACTATATATACAAATGGAATTTCCACCAGAAATAATTGCAGGTATAGTTTTAGTAATAGCTATTCTCATATTAATAGTTTTTATATATTTAAAGTATTTTGGTAAGGAAGAGAAAAAGCTGTCTGGAAATGAAAATGATGTTGCAGATTTTGGTTGTGCAGTTGAATCAGGTAATATTATTTACGGAGCACAAGGAAAAACTGTCAATTATGATATACCTAAAGGTTCTAGGAAAATACGAGTAGATAATAGCTTGAAAGGTGATCCTATTGGTGGAGTATTTAAACAATGGAATGCAAAATATAAATGCGAGTAAAAATGGCAAGTTTATTAAACAAACATTTTAATTTTCTTTTGTAATTTTTTTTATATGTCAGTTACTATATATAAAATGGATCTAACTACGGAAATAATTTCAAGTATAATTTTAGTAATATCTATTCTCATATCAATAGTTTATATATATTTTATGTATTTTAGTGAGGAAGTAAAAGAGCTGTCCGGAAATGAAAATGATGTTGCAGATTTTGGTTGTGCAGTTGAATCAGGTAATATTATTTATGGAGCATCAGGAAAAACTGTCAATTATGATATACCTAAAGGTTCTATGAAAATACAAGTAAATAATAGCTTGAAAGGTGATCCTATTGGTGGAGTAGCTAAGACATGGAAAGCAAAATATCAATGCGAGTAAAAATGACAAGTTTATTAAACAAACAAATTAACTTCTAAAATGTTTTTATTTTATTCTATTCTATTATAACACAATGGATTTATGCAAATATTCAAATTTATTTGGAGCACCAAATACAGGATTGCACAAATATAGATTTTTTGATATTGCGATAGTGGATGTTGTAGCAACCGTTTTTTTAGGGATTTTTATAAAGGTGTATTTTTTTAAAAAAACAAATATTTTAAAAATAATGCCTTTTATTTTCTTGTTAGGTATTATATCACATAGAGTTTTTTGTGTAAAAACAACAATCGATAATTTATTATTTTAATCATTTAATCATTTTTCATTTAATCATTTTTCATTTTTATTTTATTTTATTATAATAAAAATGACAAGTTTATCGGAAAATATATCTGGAGTATCGGAAAATATACATAAATTATCGAAAAATATACATGAATTCTCGGAAAAAACATATACTGAATTATCGGAAAAAATATCTGTAGTATCGGAAAAAGCACATAAATTATCGAAAAAAATAGATAAGAAATATCCTGGAACATCGGTGAAAATATATCCTGGATTATCAAACTTGGCAAATTACGATTTTATAAAAGAAAATCCTATATATTTGATATATCACGTTGTTACAATATCAATTGCTCTTTTTATTTTTATAAAAATATACACTATTATTAGTGGTGTAAAATATTTTTTCTTTGATGGTATCCCATTATTTTATCAAGATTTAATTAGCGAAATATGTAACAGCAATATAAAATATTCACTACCATTTTTAATACCTATTTATAATCCTCTATTTTTATTATTTTATCTAATACCCTTATTTAATTTATTTAGTTATTTACCTGTTAGTTTTGTAAATAGTGACGATAAAGAAACTCGTAATGTAACTTTTCAGAGAGCATATGGAACTTATTATTTATCTTCTGTTTTATTTTTATATACAATCGTCTTTAATTCTTGTGGAGTAACTGACGCAACTGTAGTGGAATAATATTAAGCTCAAATACTTGGATAAAATACCCATTTAGTTGTTTTATCAATTTCCGACATGTGTCCAACTATTTTTTTGAAAATATCGTCTTGTTGACGTAATTTATCGTTACTTTTTAATAATGGAAAATATTTTGCAAATTCGTGAAGATTTAATATTTGAAAAAATTTACAAAGTGTATAACTATAACTCAAGAAATTCTTACGAGATGGTGGTTTGAATTTATCATATGGATCTTGAATTTGCTGAAACATCTTTTTTATCTTTTCCTCAATTTCTTGCGTTAATGTAAATGTTGGTCTACCATTTAATCTATTGATAATACCAATTACATTATCGTAATAATCATTTAAATTCAACTTTTTAAGATATCTTTTTACCTTTTCTTCAGTTAAAGCATTTAAATCATTTATTCTTTCCTTTTTAGCTTCCAATATTACTTTGTCTAAAACATCTTGTGGAATCGCTCTAGACTCTTTATTTTGAAACCGTCTTAACCAATCTTCGAGATGTGATCGTTTATCGTATGTAAATTGTGGTCTATAATCATAATCTTGTTTTTCTTTATAAGACAATTCATTTGCTTGTTCAACCGTAGTTTTGCAAATACCGCAATTTGGACATACTAAAAAACTATTTGCAACTCCAAATGTTACATTACAATCTCTGCATATCAACGATTCTCTTTTAATAGTCATTTTTTGCATTTTGTTTTCTGGATCAAATTTCATATAATATTCTTCTACTAAATCTACTTTTTTTGCATTTATCTCATTTAATTCTATACTAATTTCTTCACTTAATTCGTTTAAATTTAACAATTCGCCCTCACGATTTTCTAATTCCATATACTTTTCTATTATTTGTGCTGATTCTAATAAATAATCACAAAAATTTAGATTATTATCCAATTTACTCTTTTCATTTTCTAAATTACGTAATGTTTTTTTATTTTTATCCTCATTATTACCATTTTTTAAATCGTTTTCTACATTTTTAATATCCAATATTATCTTTTGCAATTTTTTATCATTTGTACATAATTCTTCTAGACGTTGATCATGTTTATGTAAAATAGCATGTTGACTTTTTGATTTCTTTGTTTTTTGAAAATTTTTAGAAAAAGTTGGTTCACCTACAGTATCCCTTTTCTTTCTCATATATATATATATATGTATAATTATGTTTAAATTATTTAGAGCACTGCGGTTTTTTAGAAATGCGTTTTTTAGCACCAACACTACGTTTTTTAGAAATGCGTCTTTTAGCACCAACACTACGTTTTTTAGAAATGCGTCTTTTAGCACCAACACTTACGCGTCTTTTAGCACCAACACTGACGCGTCTTTTAGAAATGCGTCTTTTAGCACCAACACTACGTTTTTTAGAAATGCGTCTTTTAGCACCAACACTGACGCGTCTTTTAGCACCAACACTACGTTTTTTAGAAATGCGTCTTTTAGCACCAACACTACGTTTTTTAGAAATGCGTCTTTTAGCACCACCACTACGTTTTTTAGAAATGCGTCTTTCAGCCGATACATCATTCATTGGGCTAATATCGTATAGATCACTATAGTCTAATTCGGGCATATCAAAATCAAATGATATTGGCAAACGATCTTTTTTTTCGATTATGTTTATGTTGCTCGGTACTTTCGTTGTTATATATTTTTGTAAATCGGTGTTAAAATACTTGACGTATTTCATATCTTGTTCAGGGTTTATTTTTTCAGATTTAAAAATTTGTGATTTTCGACGAGAACCTAACGCTTTTTCTTTACTTAGAAAATTTTTAACATCTGCTTCGATAAATGCTGATTCTTGTTCTTTGTTCATTCGTTTAATATATTTAGATGGTGTTTCACCGTGTTTTTTTATAAATTTGATATATTTAGGTAAGTTTTCAAGGCTTAACGCAGCTGGTTTTATTTTAGATAAACTCATATATAAGGTAAATAAAATAATTTTTAAGATCACTGTAAATAAAAATTGAAGAGTTGTAAGATTTGTTAAGATTTGTAAGATCATGATCTTATAAAAATCAAAAATAATGCGCTTATAATTTTTTTTTATCTATCTATCTATTAAATATATGAAAAGAGTTGATAAAATTTTACCTAACGAATTGTTAATTATTATTTATAAAATGTCTGATATTCAAATTCGTGTAAAACTAAATAAAGTTTTTGATTGGAATTTTAGATTTATGAATCCATATCATGATACAAATTTAGTTTTAAATAAAAAAAATTCTTATAAATCACGAACTCAAACAGTATTTTTTTCAATTGGTGGACACATATTGACCACAACCATATAGCATTGCAACAAAACTATATATTATTCATTGTCATTGTCATTGTCATTGTCATTGTCATTGTCATTGTCATTGTCATTGTCATTGTCATTGTCATTGTCATTGTCATTGTCATTGTCATTGTCATTGTCATTGTCATTGTCATCCATTTTACTTTTTTAATATTTTACATGCAAAAAAGCCCCAAATCTTAAACTTTTTACATTCAAGATTTGGGGCTTTTAAGATTTTTTATTTATTTTTTTACTAAATGAATTTTTAATTATAATATAATTACCTAACAGTAGGAAAAATTATTACATTCTTCAATTAACTTATTCATTGTCATTTTTTTTAAAACGTTTCATTATTTTATTAAATGGATTTTTACTTTTAATACTACTTATACTTTCAGGTATACTACGTATACTGTTATCGTCTGAATCTATTTCTTTTGTTGGCGGTCCTTCTTCAAGTTGCAAATCCCTGTTACCATTACCTTTATCTCCTGGTGGTCCTGTAGGTCCTTTATCTCCAGATTGTCCTGTAGGTCCAGATTCACCTGGTGGTCCTGGTGGTCCTGGTGGTCCTTTATCTCCAGATTGTCCTGGTGGTCCTTTATCTCCAGATTGTCCTGGTGGTCCTGGTGGTCCTTTATCTCCAGATTGTCCTGGTGGTCCTGGTGGTCCTTTATCTCCAGATTGTCCTGGTGGTCCTGGTGGTCCTTTATCTCCAGATTGTCCTGGTGGTCCTGGTGGTCCAGATTCACCTTTATCCCCAGATTGTCCTGTAGGTCCAGATTCACCTTTATCTCCAGATTGTCCTGGTGGTCCTGGTGGTCCTAGTGGTCCTGGTGGTCCAGATTCACCTTTATCCCCAGATTGTCCTGTAGGTCCAGATTGACCTGGTGGTCCTAGTGGTCCTGGTGGTCCTGGTGGTCCTGGTGGTCCAGATTGGTCAGATTGGTCAGATTGGTCAGATTGGTCAGATTGGTCAGATTGTCCTGTAGGTCCAGATTGACCTGGTGGTCCTGGTGGTCCTGGTGGTCCTGGTGGTCCAGATTGGTCAGATTGGTCAGATTGGTCAGATTGGTCAGATTGTCCTGGTGGTCCTGTTGGTCCTGGTTGATCTATTTTATTAGATGAGCTACTGTTGGAGCTACGGTTGGAGCTACTGTTGGAGCTATTGTTGGAGCTATTGTTGGAGCTACTATTGGAGCTATTGTTGGAGCTATTGTTGGAGCTATTGTTGGAGCTATTGTTACTACTGGAACTGCTACTTGAATCTTTTAATTTTGTTTTTTCAGACCGCCCGAGTTCCTAATGGTGACGTCCACGACGTCCGTGGTGCCCGTTGTGTCCTTTAAGTTCAAAGTATAAACTCTTGTTTTCAGTTGCTCTGAGTGCATCACGGAGTCTATCAGATTCTTGACAACTTAATACACCTTTAATACTTGCTTCAGAATTAGCAATCTTGTCTTTGAGTGAACTATATTCAAATGCCATTTGTTTAGCAAGATCACCCTTGTTTTTAAGAGCTTCAATTTGAATTTGCGCTGTGTTGTCACTGGCTTGTTTAATAATAGTTGCGTATTGATTTGTAGAAGACAACATTGTTTCAGCCCTTCCTTGGTAAATATCTTTTGTAATATTTCCAAAGTTTGACCAAGCATTATCATTATTAGAAGTTGAGTATCCAATAAGTTCATTTGTATTTTTTTGCGCCTCGATACGTGCTTGAGTTATTGCATCATTAATACTAGAGTTAGATCTATAAATATTTTGATCCGTTGACGCTGCAGATCTGTAAAGATTATCATCAATGTGAGCACCTACACGTTCAGTTGCTAAAAGATTATCACTTGTACCCTTTCCAACTGAATCATTTAATGCAGCAGAAGTTCTATAAATAGTTTCCCTTACTGCTCCACCTTGTTCCTTAATACCATCATTTAGCAAATTAAAGTTGCGATTTTGCCTATTTTCATTGGCGTATTGTGCACGCTCATGTACATCCAAGATCTCCTTCGTTTGACCATTAGTAGATTTTAATGATTCTACATTTTGGTAATTTTGGGTTTTTAACAAGTCCCCGTCGACTTTTCCAATCATATCGGATAAATATTGAGTTTGGTCATAGCTAGTTTTTAATTGGGTAGGATCCATTTTTGTAACTTTTATTGTTATACCTTATAACAATAAAAAAAATTTCACGAATTCTGTATAAATTATTTTTTTTAATTATTTTAACTATTTTAATTTTACTTTAATTTAACTTTATTTTGCTGTTTGTATTCAATTTGCAAATATCTTTTAAATTGTATATAATATCTATATCGTATTTAAAGAAAACTTCTTTTTGTTATTTAACTCGATAAAATGCGTATATATATATATTTTATTTTATTTACTTTATTTAATAAAAAAGAAAATAGATGGATACTGAAAATTATATTTCCCCTAGCAAAATAACTAAACAATATGATATAACATCTGGAACATTAAGAAGATGGTCAGAAGCTGGGAAAATTAGATGCATTAGACCAAATGGTGGGAAAAGAATTTACAATATTCAAGATATTAAAAAAATTTTTAATGCAGAAAATTCTGAAGTTGTAGGTAAAAAAGCATCACCATCTAAAAATAAATTTTCTAAATTGTTAGATGATCTAAAAAATAATATTGATCAATCCGTTAATAAAGAAGATGTCTATAAATCTATTAAGGTTATAGAAGATTATTATAATACCTCATTATAGCCAAATTACAAGATACCAAAGATACCCAAGATACCCAAGATACCTCATTATAGCCAAATTACAAGATACCCAAGATACCAAAGATACCTCATTATAGCCAAATTACAAGATACCCAAGATACCAAAGATACCTCAATATAACCAAAGATACCAAAGATACCTCAATATAACCAAAGATATCCAAGATACCCAAGATACAAAAGATACCCAAGATACAAAAGATATCCAAGATACCCAAGATACAAAAGATATCAAAAACAAAAGTTAATTGTAAAAATAAACTATTATATACTAGTTTATTTATATTTTTCAATA